TATGAAAGTCAAGCACATTCTTTATAGAAATATCAATGATCTCAATAAAGAGGAATTACAATTCTATGAAGATAACCGAGAGAAATTTCAACTCAATACATGCGATAGAACAAACACTATTCATTATAGTGATGATCTAGTATGGAATGTTGAACACTTTGGTTATACTGCTATATGTGAAGAGGTTTATGATATGTTGACTGCATTAGAAGATCCAACCAGTTGACAAACTGGCACAATACCCACTAGGCAGTTTCAAACTTATCCTATACAATAAACATATACACATCAAACAAGATTATGAGACAAATCGAAAAGCAAATGAACTTCGCTCTATCTAATAAGGGCAATTTTTCAAAAAGCAACACCACAGTCAGTTTCCACTCTTCAGAGAATCTTTCAGAGGTTAGACTTCATGGTAATTTAATTGCATGGTTTGACCATACAAAGCAATTACTAGCAATCAGTTCAGCAGGTTGGCACTCTAACACTACAAAGAGTAGACTCAATGCCTTATTATATGAAGTCAATACAGGTGTGAGAGTATTCCAGAAAAACTTTGACTGGTTCGTTACCGATTTCACAGGCAAGCGAGTTGTTGACTTTTATGATGGTTTACTCGTGAATAAAGACGGTTTCTCGTCTATTCAGTCACACCCTAACGTAGCATAAAAACTACGTTAGTTCGTCCAAATCCGCAAATTCTCCGCCCCTTCGTTTATTATGTTCGTCTTATCGTCTAATCCCAGTTGTACTAATAAGTATCGTCTATTAGTGCATGATCATAATTATGATCGTTTATTAGTGAATGATACTAAGAAAGATAGAAATTCGTTTATAATAAGGATAATAAATAAATGTCTAAAAAAAGATAGTATTGCTTTCTATCTCTTTCACTATATTACTTCTTATCATAGTAAAGATGTGATCTTATTGCACTCTTAGGCGACCATCTACCGATTTGTCAAGTACATATGATACAGTCACAGGTATATGCAGGCACATGCACACAGCAGTTTTCCACAGGTTTTTCCACAGGCATGTGGAGAACTTCTGATACAGGACGATGTAACAAATGATACATGGCAGATGATGTATAAAATGATACACTCATTATACCATGACATAGTATACCTGTCTATGTAACAAATGATACCGACACATCATGATGTAACATTTGATACTTGTATCATTAAGCACATTGACATAACTCAAATAATATGCTATACTTAGGAGGGTGGCAAAAATATTTTTTAATTTATGGCAGGGGGAGTGTCGATTATTTTCTTGAGAAGTCATACCCCTGACTCTATACCTCTATTATAATCGACCACCAGAAAGATGCAATGTACATTTTATACAATGTATCATATGATACACCGAGTTTAGGTTCTACCCTCATTCTAGCACAGAAAAATTTGAATGTCTATGTACATTTTATACAAAATACCAAATATACAGATATGAAGATATATTGATTTTGGGGGTTGCACTATCTGGAAATATCACTTAATATAAGGGTGTTCGACAAACAACTTTTATTATGTTCCTTTCAAATCCAGCACCTGCTAAGTCATTCTCAATCAACACTAACTCAAGAGATCTTGACTATCAGGTAAGCACTAAAGCAATCTACCAAATCATCAGAAACAACCCACAGGGTTTGACACTCACAGAAATTGCAAAGCAAGTTGACCCTAACTGGCAAGACAGCAACTGCAAGCGTATGTTCAAGCAAGCAATCGATCCGCTTTGCCTTCGTGATGAGGTTCGTTTTACAACTTCGTCATCAGGTCGCAGAGTCAAGTACTTTCCAACTAAAGTTTCTAAGCGTTGGTTACTCAAAGAACTATACAACCAAATGATCAACGCCTGATCATTTGACTCTGGCATCATAATTAGACTTCGCAAAGGAGTTAGCATTGAGTAAGTCCAGAGTCGAACACCTGACAGGTGTCAAGCAACTTCGTTACCTCACACAGTATCATTTGTTACTTGACACCTTGTCAACACCCTTTTTAGACAGTGTATAATTTGTTACCGATTTTTTTTGCCCCCCGTGGTGAAAAACGCCTAAGTCCCTAACCTACAAAAGTATCCCATCGAGCGATATATAAAAAATTTCCGAAAATTAAAAAACCCCCTATAGATTTTTGTGGCTAAGCAAAGTGAAATAAGTCTGGGTGGTTTTTTCGATCTAAGACTTTCAAGCGACTCTGAGGTTTTACATACTGATCAGTCATCTGCATAACCTTCTCACCTTCATGGTGAAACCAATTTTGAAACAGTAGAAGTCTTTTGTGAAAGAGATTGACTTGACTGAAACCATCTAAGTTTGCCCCCTCTAAGTGACGGTCAGCAAAATTGAAGATAAGTTTCTCATATAGAAAGAGTCTTTTGAAGAATACTTTGACCCCATCGTGCCTACTCCAGTCATCTCTGATAATCTCATATGGTGTGTTACTATCCTTTCCTGTCATGTACTCACCTATATGAGGATTGATTACAGACATGACTTTATATCTGGAGTGGTCATCTTTCTTAAAGACAAAATCACCAAACCCTTGATTATCAACAAAGCATATCTGTGTACCATCAAACAGTAGGTTACACATGGCAATGTCATAGGGACCCCAGAGGACTGAGGAGTCACTTACATGAAACTTCTCGTAGTGTTTATATTGCCAGAACTGCATCTCATCAGTGAGTTCCCTATCATCTAAGGGTTTACCACGATGAAACTCTTGAGTAATTGTGAATACACTTGGTGTTGTGCCATCTGTTCTCTCGGAAGTAAGAGTGAACTTGGGTATGATCCAAGGGTATGACATAGAAAAAACAGGGTCACGAAAGACTCCTGTCTTATTCTTCATATGGTGCAATTGAGTATTGAATCTATCATTCATCTTCTCAAAAGACTTTTGGTTATTTGAAACATTATGAGAGGATATCTCATACCTTTTGACTATTGAAAACTTTCTCTTACAATAGAAAAGGGGTGGTTGCTTGTTCATAACCGCAAGTCTCTCTCTAGTAGTCAAGCGTGAGGATCGTACTTACGTAGTATGTAGAGAGCAATAGCAGCACTTATAGAAGAGGCACCGAGTACGATTACAAATAAAGGCATAACAAAAAAAAGAGAAAAAATTTGACTCTCTGCATTCCATCCGTTAGTGAGAGTCAAATTGTTTGGTATACCACGAAGTACAACAAATCAAAACTTCATAGTATAGAGAGGTGGGAGGTTGGATTCCTGTGTACCAACAAAACAAGGGCATTTCTACAGTTAGAAAGACTTGTCTGCCTGAGTCCCGTCTGGTAAGACGATTCTGTTGTTGCCAACAGCGAGCACCACCTCTGACTCATCACCTTAACTAGCAAAATGCCAGTAAGTTTATTCAGTCACTCCCTGTAAGAGAACCGTCGCCCCCTTACATAAATTATTATACTGTATGCTAAAAAGGTTGTCAACCTCTATATGAAAATTTATTTTGATGGGTGCTCATGGACGGAAGGTGCAGAACTTAGTAACCCTGAGGAAGAGAGATATTCTAAGTTGATCTGTAACAAGATGGGTGCAGAGGAGACAAACCTTGCTATAGGTGGTGGATCAAATGATAGGATTGTTAGAAACTTATTAGTCGAAAACAATATTGAGGATTATGACCTAGCAATTATACAGATGACTCACCCTTCCAGAACGGAGTTCCTCAAAGGGTTGATAAAAAACAGATGGATGAAGGTGCTTCCAAATCAAAATTACAATAAGTGGTTATACTCAGAGTCTGAAAAAGAAAAAAAGGAACTATATGAAGAGCATGGTGTTGATAGTTGGGAGACAGGAGATGGACATCCGAAATTTTGGAGGCATTATTACACGAATGTGGCAAATCTCAAGTACTTTAATATCAAAGAGAACATACAAAAGCAAACAATCTGCAATCACTGTAAGGTAAAGGGCGTTCCACTCATACTTTGTTCAATAAATCTAAGGTCTAAGTTACATTTTGACTATCTTATGAGGGTCACTAGCGAAACAAAAGCAAAAAGGGGTCATCCAAACGTGGTTGGACATCAAAAAATTGCAGAAGATGTCATGAAGTTGGTGCCTTGGGGTGTTTTTTGAATGCTCAACACCTCCAAGGCGTTGTTCCAAACTCATTATACCACTCATCATAGTACTTTGCAAGATATTTTCTACCATAAACCAAGTCATCATCAGTCAAGTCTTCTAAATCTGAGTCATATTGGTCACGAAGGTTTTCATAGTGTGGTGCTTTTGTTCCCATCTCAGGATAATAGCAGTTTGGCCATAGATTTTTGATGTTATATTGTAAAAAATTACTAAGTTTTGCAACTTGATCATTTTTCCCTCCCCATAAGTCCTCTGACACCACAGGTAATGTGCTGAACACACACTTGAGACGTTTATATCTGCTTACATATTCACAATTTTCGTCAAAATTACCTTTTTTTAGATAATCCCAGTAAAAATCTTTGGAAGTTTGGTATTTTTTACGTAAATTTTCGTCATTTTGGTATTTGTGAGATAATTCACTGTATAATCTGCGAACTGGATCACGAAAAATGATCAAAACTTTGATTTTAAAGTGTTTTTTCAATTCTGGAGCAATTTTTTGTAAAAAATCCAGTGGTAATTGAGCATTGCTGTTTGAAAAGTCGGCAACATACGAATATTCGTGTTTTACTCTCTCGTAATGCCGAGTATAATACTTGATATAAGTTTCTAGACTTGGTTTTTGATATAATTCGTGAATTTCGTCGAGATTTTGATGAAATGCATATTTACTTTGTCTTCCCCACTCATATTTCCATACTGGACTCATAGAACCTCTTATATGATTCTCATAATCTGGTTTTCTCCATTCCCAAGCGTCTTCACTATATACATGATACAAGAGATGATCCTCTTTCTTCAATCCTACGTGAGCACACTTATTTGAGCACTGTAAAGTCATGTAAAGTGGACTTGTAGCACTCCAACCCGTGCCTGCACATATAATTAATGGAACTCTCATGAAACCAGTCTTATTATTGAATATTGGTACTTGTTTTTCTGCAACAACTCCTTTATGGTACACTTTATCATATGATAATATGTATGTTCACAATGGACATACCAAAGAACACCACTATCTTTATGCATTGTACGCAAAAAGAGAAAATTTACCAGAATACCAAGTAATAAAAGATGAATTGGTGGATAAAGGTAATAATATTAGTAAACAAAGGAATATATTTAACAAATTAGAGTATGAGGAGAAGATGCAGTCAAAGGAATATAGAAAAACACATAAACCTATCGAATTTACCTCGTGGTCAAAGTATATTAAGTTTGATGGAAAAGATTTCTTTGAAAAAGACCTTACATTGCAAAGATATATTGATTATCTCTTAGAACACTACAATTATATAAAAGATGACTTTGTTGGAGTTGCAGATTTCTCAAATAGTCTTGCAAAACTGCCAAAAGAATTTATAAGTGAGATAAGCACTAAGTTATTGGAAAATTTTGATGTGAAGGTGACCATGATCTTCAGAGACCCTGTTAGGAGATTATTTTCTACTGCCAACAGAGTATCTCAGTGCCAAGGTCATAGAGATCCTGTCAATATGATCAAAGTGTGGGTAAATGGTCAAATGGAGGAGAATGTTTACTATTCTAACATTTACAATAACTGGTCTAGCGTATTTGGTAAAGAAAAAGTCCACATGATTGTAATGGAGGAGTTTTCGGCAGGTAAAATACAATCACTCTGTAAATTTTTAGATTTTCCAATAGAAAAGATTCATCAAAATGTTTATTATCCAGATATGGGTGCAAATGCACCTCGTTATGAATATTTGGCAGATCAATGGCGATCTGATATAGTTTCGTTAGATGATGACCTGTATAAACATCTATATGAGCGTATGAGTTTTGTGTATGATGAATTTGAGGAAACTTTTGGTTATATACCCGAATCGTGGAAAAAGTAAAACTCCTTTTGAACGTAGGAACTTGTTTTTCTGCAACATCTCCATTTCACTTCACAGTTTCACTTGATAACAAGTGTGTGTTCACTGGTCATAAAAAAGAAAGTGCATATCTTGTAAATTTGATGTATGAGAAACCAGATCGCTTTATTTCTGGTCATTTTGCACCTGTAAAAAGATCAAAACCAAATAATGTTCCTAAAGGGAGAAAACCAGACGAATTGACTCATAGGTCAAAATACATTGTTGGAAAGTGGACTGAAGAAGAGGAATCTCAGTTTTTTTATGAAAAAGTATCAATTGAAAACTATATTGCTTATTATTTAAAACATTGGGAGAACTGTAAAGATGATTATGAGTGGGTAGGTGATTTCTCTAATCATAATTCACTTTTGTCCATAACATTCATGCAATCCATCAAAGAGAAGTTGTTAGAGCACTTTGATGTCAAAATTACTATGCAATTTAGAGATCCAGTCAGAAGATTGTTTTCTATAGCAAATGCACAAACAAATCCCAAACATCAAGGGTATTCTGGACAATATCCAAATATGACACCAATACAAGTGATGCATAAGTGGTTATCGGGTAGATTTGAGTCACAAGCTTATTACTCTTCATTATACAGGAAATATTGTCAAGTATGGGGTGTAGAAAACGTACGAGCGATAGTAATGGAGGAATTGTGGAATCCTGATACGCAAAAACAAGAATTGGATCATTTGTCAGATTTTCTAGATTATAAATTGACAAAAGTGCATGAAAATGTGTATTATCCAGATATGGGCAACAATCCACCAAAATACGATTATCTTATTGATCAGTGGTCATCTGACTGGAAGAATATAACAAATGATCAATATAGTGTCTGTGCAAAACTAATGAAGTCTGTATATGTTGATTTTCAAAAAGCATTTGGGTATCTACCAGAGGCATGGATGAAATGAAACCTATATTGCATATTAATACAGGGGTAGGATGGTCTGCCACCAAACCTCTAGCAAAAACCTTTAAAGTGTCGGGATACTGTGATGTAGGTGAAACAACAGAGAATAATATGTTGTATTACCTATGGGAGAGAATGTATAAACCTGTTCATGCAAATTATTACTGGCATACAGAACATAAGCACAGACGCAATAAAGAAGGTAAGACAATGAGTTTTGTAAGAAAAAATACGAACTTAGATTGGTATATTGAATATATGAAAAGTTGTGTAAAAGACGGATATAAAGGCGTGAGCGATTTCTCAAATGCTAATAATGACTTACCAGCAAAATTTATAAAACAAATTGCACCAATACTACAAGAAGTGTTTGATGTGCGTGTAACTATGATATGGAGACATCCAGTAAGAAGATCATACTCACAAATATCAAATTACTATAGGAACTATACTGATAACGATAACGCTCCAAGAGAGTGGAAGATAAGAGACCCAAAGAAAGCGAATGAATGGGAAAAGATAAAGAATGAATATCCTGATAGCATTTCATACTGGAAAAGTCAACTTGACAAACCATTACGTTTTTTTATTCCTGATTATGCTTCTGTATTTGAGACATGGAGTGTATTTGATAAAATTTATCCTGTAATTATGGAAGAAGCATGGGAAGATCCCACAGAACTATCAAATTTCATCGGTCATAAAATTGATGAAATGCTTCCTAATGTATATTACCCAGAGAGAGGAACAAAAGGTCCTAGATTTAAACATCTAAAACATCAATGGAATAGTGATATGCAAGATTTATCATCTGATGACTTGCAAGAAGGTAGACAGAAGTTAGATTGGATCTATAAAAATTTCAATAAAAAATTTGGATATATACCTTATCAATGGGAATCACTATGAAAAGATTATGGGAATGGATTGTAGGTGAATACAAATTATGGAAATTGCGTCGTCAAGATCCATATATTTACGAAGAAGATGACGATTAACTATTGGGCAACACCCAATATGGGTAAGATGCACATGATGCACCTTATTGAGGTCAATAAACAATCATACACAAAAAACAAATACCCATACTATTTTTACAAGCAATGGGAAGATCCTACCGACTACAAGAAAAGAGTTGAGAAAACATTCGTAGTTAGAAGAGGACAATCAACGGTTGAAGGACCGATAAAAATCAAGACTACATTTGGAGAAACCTCAGAGGTAAGGTGTAAGGAATTACATCCTTACTTGAAAGAGGTCGGTAAAATTGACAATGGTCTTACAATTGAAAAAATTCATTCAAACACGCTTCAAGTGGGTGGGGATTTGATGAAGTCTTATTTTGGAAATTTTGAGCAGAGAAAACCTCCAGATGTCTTGATGAAAGACAAGGATCCTGTAGAAGTGTTTTTTACTAATAAATGGTTTTGCGATTTACAAAAACACTTTCCAGTATCACCCTCACCAAATTATCTTGGGACATTTTTAGAACCATATCTCAGTAATAATATAAAATGTATTGCATCTGTCATAGATGAACTATGTGATGTTGATGTAATTTTTGAACCTTTTACTATGATGGGAAGATATATGACTGGCACTCTATCTCATCCAATTGAATATGAAACTGAAACTGAAAAATATGTTTTGAAGATATACAAATCAAGAAAGAACGTGATACCCTACAAAGAGGATTTAATTGACTGCTTTGCCAGTAAACTGACGAGATGGCATGGTGGACAAGGCACTATATGGGACTATCTCGATAAAGTTGTTAGAAACCTGAGGAGAATAGAAGTGTACTTCCAGAAAAAAGGATTAGAACCTGTATATTTCAATATGGATAGAGATGACTATAAGGAGACGTTTGGTTTTACGAACGATAGTTTACCACGAACCTATACCCATCCTGGCAATTATCCTGAACGTAAAAAATATGAACAAATAGCGAAAGAGTATGTTATGATGAGGAATATGAAAGACATGAGGAGAAGAGGCAAAATACATGATTGGATTTAGTGAAGGTTTTCATGACGCTGCTGTCGCAGTCATCAACGATGGAACTATTTGTTATGCAGCACATTCAGAAAGATATTCTAAGAGAAAGCACGATAAACACCTAGACATCACTGCTGCGTCTACAGCACAGTTATTATGTCATGATGGTACGATAGCATTTTATGAAAGACCGCTACTAAAGAGAACAAGACAGTTCTTTGCAGGTCAGAAATCTTGGTATAGACATAGACACCTGTCACTCAAACCAACTGAGTATCACAGTCATCACAAATCCCATGCAGCAGCAGCGTTTCAGACATCACCATTTGATGAAGCAGCGATAGTTGTTGTTGATAGTATAGGAGAATGGGATACTACATCTATATGGACTGCGGAGTATGGAGATTATGGAAAGGCGGTATATAAGAAGAGATGGTCGCAGTGGTATCCGCATTCTATAGGTTTGTGGTACTCTGCACTCACGAAGTGGGCGGGATTGCGTCCTCTAGATGAAGAGTATATCTTTATGGGTATGGCAGCGTATGGTAATCCTGTGCATATGAATGTGGTAGAGAGACAATTGCATAAGAATAATCACAAGGGAGCAAGGATAGGTGACTATGATAAGTGTGATATTGCAAAGAGTGCAGAAAGAATACTTCAATTAGAACTCAACAACATATTTGCAAGAGCATCAACATACAGTAAGAATATCTGTTATGGTGGCGGTGTTGCCTTGAATTGCGTTGTGAACACAGGTTTGAGGGAAATGTACAACCTTTGGATTATGCCTTGTCCTGGTGACGCAGGGGGTGCTCTGGGAGCAGCATGTCTTGCTTATGGTGGCAAGGTTGATTTCAGTCCATACCTAGGATATAATATACAGAAGTTATGTGATCCAAGGAGAGTTGTAGATGAACTCCTCAAAAAAAGAGTCGTGGGGGTTGCAAATGGCCGTGCTGAGTTTGGTCCTCGTGCTTTGGGTAATAGAAGTTTACTGGCGGATCCAAGGCAAGCTAGCACAAAAGACTTAGTAAATGAAATCAAACGGAGAGACAAATTCAGACCCTTTGCCCCTGCGGTTTTGGAGGAGCATTGTCAGGACTACTTTGATATGCCTTCCTCATCGAGATACATGTCCTATGTCTATAAGTGTAAGCAACCAAAGGCGATACCTGCTTGTGTACACGTCGATAATAGTGCGAGAGTACAAACGGTTCCTAAAGAATCAGTAAGCATCTTGAGACCGATTTTAGAGGCATGGTACGCTCGTACTGGTTGTCCTGTATTATTGAATACATCCTTAAACATCAAAGGTAAACCCATGGTCAATACCATAGGAGATGCAATGCAATTTTCGCATAAGTATGGTGTCACTGTATTATAGAGTATGACTGCCCCAACTTTATTAGATCTCTTATACATCAAAAGAAATTACTTGAGTAGAGATCAATGTAATTTGATTATCAATGATTTTGAATCAAATCCTTCTAAACCCCATAGAGAACGTGCTCCTCATGCATTTAAGAATACAGAGGTATATTCTACTTACTTTCAAAAAGATCCCCAAATGGGAACTGATAGTTTCTCACTAATTCATAGTACTGTTGAAAAGATAATAAACGAGTATCATGATTATCTCGATACATTCAATGCTTTCAATGTCTTGAGAAGATGCACTATGCTTTATCCTCATAGGTATCGTATTTTGAAATATGAGAAAGGTGCGTGGATTCATCCTCATACGGATCATGACACAGGTATCTACGGTAGTTGTACTCTCAATCTAAACGAGGAGTATGAGGGTGGTGACTTTTCTTTCTGGGGTGGTAGACACAAAGTCAAACTTGGTATTGGTGATGTAATGATTTGGCCAGCAGATTATTTTTGGGTTCATGAAGTAGAAGAAATAACAAAAGGCACTAGGTACTCTGCAAATACATTTTTGTGCAGAAACCCATATGATATGCCAAAAGAAATTAAATACAATGTCAAGCAGGTTGAGTATCAACCTTTTTGGCAGGCAAAAAAATCCCAACGAGGTAAAAAGTGATGTCGATGTGTTTTAGTGGGTGTAGTATCACATGGGGTGATGAGTTGCATGATAGGTTGAATGAGAGATTTAGCACTCTTGTTTCCAATCACTATGGATGTCAACATCTCAATATCGGACAATGTGGTGTGAGTAATGATTTCATAGTAAGAAATACAATTAAGTATCTGCAAAGTAATAAACCAGATATAGTTGTCATGCAATATACTGTTCATTCTAGATTAGAGTATTTCATCAATCAAACCACAGAGAAGTGGACACCACAGAGAGCAAACAGCACGAAGAGAAGTAGAGCATACTATTTGTCAGTGCATAATGAGATCTTTGCAGCAGAGAACATGTGGAAGAATATATTCTTGTTTGAATCATACTGCAAGAGTGTAGGTCAGAAGTATGTTTCATTGATGGCAGATCACTTTGAACGTGTCATTATAAAACCTGAGAGATTCTATAACGGATATTATGGAAATTGGAGAAGTATGTGTAAAGATAGACAACCCTCTTTCATACAATCTGAGTTATTAGGAATGGACAAGATAAACCCGCAAAATTACGCTCAAGGTTTCGGTGGTGGTCATCCAAGTGCGGAGGGGCATAAAGTAATCGCAAATAAAATCATTGAGTTGATAGACGCTATATAAAGTGTTATAATGAATATGACTGAACTCTAATTATGGCTAAAGGATTTAAGGTGGTGTCTAAACCACCAACTGTTGACGCAAAAGACGCTTTTGATATTGAAGCAGCAAAGCAACTTCTACAAGGTAAGAGTATTGTATTTTGTTTACCTGGTAGAGGAGTATCATACATCTTTCTAAAGAATTTCGTATCACTCTGTTTTGAGTTGGTACAGAATGGAGCAAATATACAAATAGCACAAGACTATAGTTCTATGGTGAACTTTGCGAGATGTAAGTGTCTTGGTGCAAATGTATTACGAGGACCTGATCAATTACCTTGGGATGGTAAACTTGAGTACGACTATCAGTTATGGATTGATAGTGATATAGTATTCACTAATGAATCATTCTATCGTGTCCTTGCAATGGATAAAGATATTGCAGGTGGATGGTATGCAACTGAAGATGGTAGAACTACTTCATGTGCACATTGGTTAGAAGAGGATGATTTCAGAGAAAATGGTGGAGTCATGAATCATGAGATGGTTGATGGTATTGTAAAAAGACGTAAACCATTTACTGTTGACTATTCTGGATTTGGTTGGTTACTTATCAAGAAAGGTGTATTTGAACATACAGAGATGAAGTATCCTTGGTTTGCACCACAGATGCAGGTGTTTGATTCTGGTGAGGTGCAAGATATGTGTGGAGAAGATGTATCATTCTGTCTTGATGCAATCAAAGCAGGTTTTGAAATTTGGATAGATCCTCAGTGTCGTGTAGGTCATGAGAAAACTAGAATCATATAGATAGCATGACAGCAAGTATAATGCAAATGGACTTATATGACATATACATCAAAGGATCGCTAGAGTTTGAGTCAATTACTGAGGAGGAGATGGAAGATAAAATACAAGAATTGGCAGAAGATTACTATAGAGAAGGATTCCCTCATCCAGACGAAATAGAGGTTAGATACCTTGGACATGAAGAAGACTCTCAGTAGAGGGTCTTTTTTTGTCTCTAAATAATGATAAATATACCCAGACTATAATTTTTCGTGCCTGCACAAAGGTTTTCGCAAGGATTTAAGGATATTTCCTTATCCTTCAAAAGACATCCAGTAACAAATGACATACTCACACTCAAAAATGAGGATGCCATCAAACGTTCTGTGCAAAATTTAGTTCGTATCATTAGAGGTGAAATTTTTTTCAACGAATTATTAGGCACTAGAATAAGTGGATCGCTTTTTGAGTTGGCAAACAGTGACTATATCGATCCAATGAAAACTGAAATAGAAACAGTTCTCAAAAATTTTGAACCGAGAGTTTTATTGAAGAGTGTAGATTTTGGTACTTTTCCTGATGAAAATGCTATTGAGGTAACTATAAATTATGACATTATCGGACTCTCTGCCCCTACACAATCTGTCAACTTTATACTAGAACCAACAAGGTTATAATGGCACTGCAACAATTCACCAATCTAAACTTTGAGGATATCAAAACCTCAATTAAGGATTATCTAAGACAAAACTCAAACTTCAGTGACATGGATTTTGAGGGGTCAAACCTTTCCGTCATTGTCAATCTACTTGCATATAATTCATATACCACAGCATATAATACTAACGCAGTTGTCAACGAAACATTCATAGACAGTGCAACACTAAGAGAGAACGTTGTTTCTTTGGCACGTAATATTGGATATGTACCTAGGTCAAAAAGAGCAGCGAGAATGCAAGTTGATTATAATGTTACAGGTATCTCAACCTCAACTCAAACTATAACTTTTGAACCAGGTTTGATAGGAAATGGTGCTGTATCAAATATAAATTATCTATTTTCAATTCCAGAAAAAGTTACAGGAACTTCACTTGAAGGGATATCAAATGGAACACTTGAAGTAATTCAAGGTCAATATTTAGAATCAAGATTTGTTGTTAATGATTCTCTTCCAAATCAAAGATACATTTTACCTAATAATGGTGTTGACACATCTACAATAAGAGTCAATATAAAAGAAAATAATTCAAGCACAACAAAAACCGAATACAAACTGGTAGACAATATAATTGGTGTGACATCTACATCAAACATATATTTGATACAAGAAACCACTGACGAAAAATATGAAATATTATTTGGAGATGGTATATTTGGACATAAGTTATCTAATGGTAATGTAATAGAAATATCTTATATAAAAACTGAAGGTAAGGAGGGTAATGGAGTAGCAGCTTTATCATTTGCTGGAACGATTACTAATGAGAGTTTTGCTTCTGAAACATCAACGGTAACAACACTAAGACCACAATTTCCCTCACAAAATGGCGATGATATTGAGGATGTAAGGAGCGTAAGATACTATGCACCTAGATTGTACTCCTCACAGCATAGAGCTGTCACAGCGAGCGATTATGAAGCAATCGTGCCATCAGTGTATCCGAACATAGAGTCAATAAGTGCATTTGGTGGTGAGGAGTTGACTCCACCTAAGTATGGTAGAGTTTATATCGCTGCAAAACCAAAGAACGGATCATTCCTATCAGAATTTACAAAGAAACAAATACTAACATCTTTGAAGAACTACTCTGTAGCAGGTATAGTTCCAGAGATAATTGATTTGAAGTTCTTGTATGTGGAACTTGATAGTCATGTATACTTCAACACAAACTTTGTTGGTGACACAGAAAACTTAAGAACTGATGTAATAACTGCAATGACTGCTTTTGCGAGTGGGACAGAATTGAATAAATTTGGAGGAAGATTCAAGTACAGTAAAGTTTTATCATTGATTGATAGAGTGAGTGATTCAATAACATCAAATATAACAACAATCCGAATAAGAAGAAATTTAGTTGCACAACTGAATGTCTTTAGTCAATATGAGATATGTTTTGACAATACATTCCATATAAACCAATCATCATATAATATAAAATCTACAGGTTTTACTATATCAGGTGCATCTGGAACTGTTTATTTTTCTGATCAACACACTGCAGGCACAGATAAAGGCAATCTTTTCTTATTCCAAATAGATGGTGATTCTTCAGTCAAAGTATTATCTACTACATTTGGATCTGTGGATTATAAGAAGGGAGAGGTGATAATTGACACAGTGAACATTACAGGCACTGTGCTACCAGATAACATAATTGAAATACAAGCGGTACCACAATCTAATGACGTTCTTGCTAGGAAAGAATTATATCTACAGTTTGATGTTTCTAACAGTAATTTTTATATGAGAGAAGATCCTATCTCCACAGGTGCTAATACATCTGGTACAAGATATGATCCACAATCAAGTTACAGCAATGGTGCAAAAGTAAGAGGTGCTATCATAACAAGTTCTGCTAGTTCCTCATCATTAGTGGGATATGTAAATGGTAATCCATACTACGGACCTTTCCACTTCCACCCAAATACAGGTAAGAAAATGGTAGGTGCGTTCCATGTATCTACTCCACATGATACAATCTATGCCACAAGAGCAGAGAGTTTGGGAATTTCTGCACAAACATCTCCCATAGATAGTTCGTCATCTAGCACATCGATGTCATCGACACCTTCTTCGTCATCATCTTCATCATCAAGCAGTAGTAGTGGATACGGATACTAATGATACAGACATCATTAACAAAAGTCAAAATAAATGAAATAATACAAAGTCAAATACCTGAGGTAATTGGCGATGAGAATCCTCTTCTAGGTGATTTTCTAAAACAGTATTATATTTCTCAAGAATACCAAGGTGGTGCTATTGACATCGCTGAAAACCTTGTTGAGTACAAGAATTTAGATTTTTTAAATACAGAAAATCTTATTGGTTTTACATCTGTAACTCAATATACAAATGCGAATGATGATGTAATTTATGTTGACTCAACCAACGGATGGCCGAGTCAATATGGTTTATTTAAGATTAATAATGAAGTCATTACATATACTGGCATAGGTTCAACATCATTTGAGGGATGTGTAAGAGGGTTCAGTGGTATAGAAAATAACAATAGAACCAATCAACCAGAGTATCTTACATTCACTAATAGTGGTGTGGCAACACACGCTGTGGACACAAGAGTTCACAATTTGAGTAATGTATTTCTGCAAGAATTTTTAAAGAAGATAAAAAAACAAGTATTGTCAGGATTTGCAGAAAGAAAATTAGATGAGAATCTTGATCAATCTAATTTTATAAGACAATCAAAGGATTTCTATAAGTCTAAGGGAACAGAGGAGGCGTTCAAGATATTATTTGGTGCATTGTATGGTGAGAAGGTTGAGATGATTCAACCATCAAAATATATCATAAGTCCATCAGATGCTGAATATACCGTAAATGAAGTATTATTATGCGAATTAATATCTGGTGATCCACTAAAGATATTGGGTGAAAGTATTATACAAGAAACAACACCTCTACAAACAAGTGGATCTATTACAAATGTTGAGAAAGCAGTGATAGGTGGAAACTCTTATTATAAAATTGCTTTATCAAAAGAGACAATTATAGGAAAATTTATACAAATAGGAAAAACTTTCGTCACTAAATCGGCACCTGTAGGATCCACCGTTTTAGACGTTGACTCTACAATTGGATTTGGTGCTACTGGAGAATTTCAATTTGAAGATAGAACAATATCTTATCTTGGCAAATCACTAACACAATTCACTGATATTACAAATCTTACAGCACCTTGTGGAATTGGATCTACAGTGAAATCAGGTCTTGTTGCAACTTCATATGAGAATGGTGATTTGGGTTTACCTGTCACATTCAATGTGTTGGGTGTGCTCAACAAATTTGTTGGGTCTGCAATAAATCAACAAGAAGGATCAGAAATCAATATCAAACAACTTGGTAGAATTGAAAACGATCTTACATACAAAACGTGGATTTACAACACAGCATCAACGTATGCTATTGAGAGATACACACTCAAGAGCACTAATAGTTACAACTTCAAACTTGCAGCAGCAAACTTCTCTCTTTATGTGGGAGATGAAATAGAGGTTATTGATCAAACCGATCCTGATAATAAGTTGAATGGTACGATAACATTTGTTTTTGACGAAGATCAAGATGATTCTATATCTGTCAGTGTGCCCACACTTGATACAACAAAGAAATATAATATAAGAAGAAAATTAAAAATTCAAAGAGGTAGCACAGCTGACGTACAGAACACTTATACAGATGGAATTTCTGTTTACGTTGCTTCTAATAGTCTACCACATTGGATTATTGACCCACAGAAAAGAATAAGACCATTTACTAACGTAGGTGTCAACACCACACAGGTTGAAATTACTGTGCCTGATCATGATTTTTATGATGGTGATTTAGTTGCATACTCTTCATCAGGCATTGGAACATTGACTAACTTGAATGAAGGTGAGTCATATTATGTAAAGAGAGTTGATAGTAATACCGTCAAATTAGCATATACAGGAGAGAACGTTAGAAGAGGTCAATTCATAACTGCCTTCATAGGTGATGATATAGGTTCACTTACATCACACACACTCACACCAGACTCACTATTTGGGACTGACTTAGGTGCACAAAAAGTACTAAGGAAGTTTAGTGATCCTGAATTTAGGGAAGTAAAGGACAAAACTGTTCAGGGTGGCATTGGATTATTTGCAAATGGTGTTGAAGCATACTCATACAAATCATCCGACATCATATATTTTGGACCTTTACAAAGTGTAGAGGTATTGAACTCTGGTTCTGGATTTGATATTGTCAATCCACCTACTTTGACGGTGACACAGGACGGACATACAGGTGTAGCAGCATCAGTGATAGCACAGGTAGAAGGTACATTAGAAGAAATATTAGTTGATGACGAGGGTTTTGATTATGAAGAGGTGCCAACAGTAAAAGTTATTGGTGGAAATAATACTACAGCCATAGCAAAGGCAAAGATGAAGTTTGTTCATCAAACTGTAGAGTTTGATTCAACTTCGACTGGTGGTGTGGTGAACACTGACACAGACAGATTCGTATTTACAAAACCGCATGGATTCAAACATGGTGAGGAGATAATATATCAAAATCAGGGTAGTTCAGGTATAGGTATTGGTATTACACCTGGTGTATTGGTTGATACAGCACCATACTTTGTTGTGAAGTTGGATGACTTTCAAATTCATATATCTGAGTCAAGATCAAAGGCATTAGCTGGTATAGGCACCATTGATATTACAACTAATGGTGGTGGTTTACAGAGTTTCAAAACCACTGACAGAAGACAAAAGGTTGACAAAGTTCTTGTGCAGAGTGTTGGTTTATTCAAAAATAGAGAAGTGCACACAAGCACTGGTATCAATACGTTTACTGATACAATTAATATACCCTCACATGGATTCAGTAACTCAGAAGTAATCAAATATTCAGTAATTAGTGGTAATACTGGTATTGCGACAGCTTCTGCAATAGGTGGTCTTACAAATAACAGTGAATATTTTATAAAGAAAATTGATAATGATAGTTTTAGATTATCAGACAATAAAGATCTAGCATCATTTATAAAGTTGAATGATGATGGTCTGGGTGAACATGTATTTCAAGATCCACCTATATTCGTGGACATCAGTGGTAGACAAGGTATATCAACTGTTAATGCAACTGCTACACCAATTATACGAGGAAATATAAATGCAGTGCATGTAAATCACAAAGGAAGTGATTTTGGTTCAACAGTCATAAATGATAACTTCAAACCAGTCATTGAACCTGTCAATGGTAAGAATGCATTCTTGCAACCATTTATTGTAAATGGTGGTATAGATCAAATTATTATCAAAGATGGTGGAGAGAAATTCTTTAGTGCAGATATTATAATTGATGGTGATGGTGTTGGATGTAAAGCAAAGGCAAACATATCAAATGGAACTATAACAAGTATTGATATAATCAATAAAGGAGCTGGATATACACAAGCACAAACAACTGCAAGAGCAAAAACACCAGGTCAAGGAGCTATATTCTCAAGTGAAGTCAAAAAGTGGACTATCAATCAAGTTGAGAGATATGCTAAACAAGGTGATGTAAAAGAAGATGACGGATTCTTAGTTACACCAACAGATTTTATAGCAGGTAATCCATATGTAAATTATTATGTTCCACGTAATCTTAGAAACTTCTTAGGAGACCTTGGACAAGATCATTCACCTATTCTAGGTTTTGCGTATGATGGTCACCCTATCTACGGACCTTATGCGGTGGTTGATGGTAAGAAAAAGTATATTGAATCAAGTTATCGTAAGTTAGCGAGTTCAAGGGTAGACGGACCTGATATCAGCATATACCCAGCTGGTTTCTTTACAGAAGATTTTTCATACGTTGCTGGTACTGGTGATCTTGATGAACATAATGGTAGATTTGCACCAACCCCTGAGTATCCTAATGGTGTATACGCATACTATACAACTGTTGATTCAATTGAGGTAAACAACCCTAACAGTCCATTCAACAATGCTAGGACACCAGTTTTTCCATATATTATTGGAGACACATACTTCTCTAAATTCCAAAACTTCAATAATGCTTATGATTCAAATCAAAACTTGAATATAGCAAATTTAGGTTTGGTTAGAAATACAGAACCATACAATATAAATGAGTATGAATTTGTATCACAAGCAAATAAAAATACAAATATCAATTCAATTGTAACACAAACTAAGAGTGGTATAATTGATAGAATTGATATAGTAACTGCTGGAAAAAATTATAATGTAGGTGATAAATTAATATTTGATAATCAAGATACAGGTGGATTTGGTGCAGTTGGTAAAGTAAGTTTTGTAGAAGGACCTGATATTACAAATATTACCTCATCAATAACTGAGATAGAAGACATAGTTCTAGTTGCAAATGCTAGTGGTGTAATAGGCATACACACAGGACCTATAGGTATTCCAGACAATTCATTTGTTGAAATTATTGGTATATCAACAGACACTCATTCAAATTTATCAGCTCGCAATGTGCAAATCAACCTCAAACAGGTGAGCACTGGTCTTGGCGTGTCCATGGCGAATGTCAATAATACAGGACTTACCACGAGTGTTGTAATCACTGATTGGATACCAGATGTCATACAAGGATATAAGTTTAAAATCAATGACACTCTACAGATTGATAATGAGCAACTTAAGATAATAAATTTTGACGCAAAAAATAATAGGCTGGAATTACTTAGAGCACAGAATGGTACAGCAGGTGCTGCACATACATTTGGCACCAAAATCACAAGATTGGAAAATGAATTCTCATATCAATTAGATAAAGGAGTAAATCTAATAACAGATGAGGATCAAGCATATTATTTCAATGCAGAGAAGGTAGTAGGCACAGGAAATACCTTTGGTGTAGGAATTGGCACCACTGTCACAGTGGCTGGAAGAGGTGGTCATCAATTAGTATCATTCTTCAATAATGAAACAAAAGACATATTCATACCGACAAGAACAATTTACATGCCACGTCATCCCTTCAAAAACGGTGACAAAGTAGAATATAGTCCAGGTGCAGGTACATCACTCACATATCAAACTGAGGCGATGAAGAGAGTTACATCTGCATTCAAGGCTCCTCTACCATCTGAGGTATTCGTACAGGTTTTAGATAATAATCTCATAGGAATTGTCACAACTCAAACAGGTATAGGTTCTGATCTTGATAGAGTAATGTTCAGTGCTAACGTAGCGATTGGAAATACTCACTTCTTTAAGACTAAAAAAGACGTAGTAACAGGGACACTAAGAATTATAAATGTGACAGCAACTTCAAATAATCATACATTTGAAAGGAACGATACTCTTGATTTGACCATAGTATCATCCGCCACCAGTTCAGTTACAGCATTGTACGATCCTGGCACTAGATTTGTAAGTATTGGTTCATCTATCAACCCTCCTATATCATTGACTATTGGTGATACCTTGAAGATAGACACCTCTGACGTATCTCTTGAAAATACTAAACTATTGTTTTTCCTTGATCAGGATTATAATAAACCTTTTGTAGGCACTGGTAAATCTACAATAGAAGTGGTAAACACAGGTATACCAGGTGATGCAAATTCAGAGACCTCAATACACTTCACAAATCGTGTACCTGATGTTCTGTATTACAAGTTTGTACCACTACAAAATACAAAAGTAATTGAGACAAACAAAGAAATAAAAGACTACTCTAAAATATTTGTAAATTCAAGCAAATTTACTGGTAGACACACAATACTATCAAAGGACACAAATACCTTCAGTTGGAATTTATTTACAGTGCCTGAAAAGGTTGGGTATACAAGTGAATCACAGATTTCTTATATTACAAATACCTCAAACGTAAGAGGGGGTGTTGCAAGAGTTTTATTACAAGGTGGTGGATCAAGTTATGATGACGTGCCACAGGTGTCAGTTGCATCTACTACTGGATCTTCTGCAAACTTAAAAGCATTTGGTAGCGATATAGGTAGGTTGGATGAAGTGCAATTAGTTGATACTGGATATGATTATCCATCTGATCTTACTCTACAACCACAGGCAGCAGTGCCACAAGTATTGTTCTTGAAAGATAATTTTGCGGTTGAAAGTGTAGCTATCACATCTACTGGTAGAAACTACCTCACACCACCAAACTTTGTTGTATATAATAGTAAGACTGATACCATAAACAATAGTGCAGAATTCAGTGCAGATCTTGTAGGTGGATCTGTTTCTAGCATCAAAGTCATATCACCTGGCGGTAATCTTAGTTCAGGTGATGTTGAATTGTACGCTGTCAATAACACTAATGGTGTTGGTATTATAAGTGCATCATACTCTGATCCAAATGTAACTCTAACATTACAAACTCCCCTCACAGGATTTACCACCGCAATACCTCTTCCATTTGAAAAAGGTGATAAAGTATTTGTTGAAAACGTGGGTGTATCTTCTGGTAATGGATATAATTCTGCAAACTATGGATATAACTCATTTACTATTACAGGTGTAAACACAGCGTTTGGTAATGTAAATGAAGCGACGATAACTTACCAAGTTGATAAAAATCCTGGTGCGTTTGATTTGGGTAAATATGGTGTTGTAATTAAAGACAAAGATCTTGCTAAATTCAAGGTAAATCTTATTGAAAGTAAATTCTTGAATGGTGAACCTGTTGTTTCATCTTCAGGTAAAGAATCAAGAGTAATAGTTGGTGAAGGTAAAACTAGAAATGTTCTTAGAGTTGATTCTTTGGTGGGATTCAACACAGGTGATGTTGTAACAGGAAAGTTTTCTAGAGCAGGTGGAACCATAGATTCCTCTCAAGCATACGGTGGATATTTCACTCTTGACACCACTGCTGAAAAATCATTTGGTTGGGCAAGAGATACAGGAAAATTGAATGATTTCTATCAAAGAGTTCAAGATAATGATTACTATCAACACTTTGCATATTCACTTAAGAGTTTTGTAGGTATCAATAGTTGGAGTGAACCAGTTGATTCTCTTGCACATATAGCAGGTTTCAAAAAACACTCAGATCTTCTTATAAATTCTGTTCCTACCACATCATCAGAACCTGCAGGTATATCATCTGGTGCAGGTAATGTAGTTGTAATTGATTCAACAGCATCATTACTTGAAAGAGTCAATTTTGATTTAGTCAGCGAGAACACTAATCTTGATGAGAATATAAGTGACGAAATTCAATTCTTGACTGGAAAATTTGGTGATGGTCTTATTTGTAAATCTAATAGAGTGCTTCAATTAGATGACATCAGTCCTCAGTTTTACTCAGATCCAAACCTTATAAGATCAGTTGAACTTGATACGTTTGACATGTTGACAGGAGGTCCTGGTGGTGATGGTATAAGTGCTATCAAATACTACGCACAAGTTACTCTTGATGTGTCAGCAGGCATAGCATTCAATGCAACTCAATATTCAGAATTTGTGGTTTTCCATGATGGCACAAACGCTTATCTAAACACTTATTCAGAACTTTCTGATCAAGATGATTTGGGTGAATTTATAACTGAAACAAACGGTGCTCTAGCGAGTGTTTTATATGTACCTGCTAACTCAGCATTAGAATATGACATAACATTCCATAAAGAAATAATCACAAATGGTGTAGGTGTAGCATCCACTGCATTTGGATTGATGGAGTATAAAGGAGTTACTAAGACTCTCGCAGTAAGTAATACTTTACAGGATGTTGATGAGATTGATACAACCATGTATAAGTCTGGAAGTATACTCGTATCAGCAAGAGGACCTGAGGGTGAAAAGGAGATAGATGAGTTCTTATGGCTGGCAGACGGTGCTAACAACGTACTGTTCACTAATATAGGTAATATGGATGCAGACACAGACATAGGTCAGTTCTCTATCAATAATGTCAGTAACGTATTGAAGTTGCAGCACACACCTCCTGTAGGCATGGCAGTGACAGTATCTTCACTTACCAGAGCAGTTGGTGTAGCACAGACACACGGTAATTCAGGTATTTTAGATAAGTATCAAGTTGGTGATACTTGTTTAGACAGCACATTTATACAACTACCTGCAAATGGTTCACCAAGTGAACAAATTATATCCGAAAAAGCATATGCAAACTACACTACATGTAGGTTCCATGTTGAAATACACAACACAACTGATGATGAGTACTCAGTATTCATAGTAGGTTCAAACTCATTTGGTGGTAATGCAACGTATAACACATATAATCATCTATTCACAGATGATACTATGAAGCGTAATATATCAAATACAAACATACATATTACTAGCACTAACACCCAACTAAAGTTCTTACCAGTAGCAAATAAGGCATATACGATAAGAACATATGAACTTAAGATTGATAAACCAGACTCTGTTGCAAGCAACACAACCATAACGTACTAATGACATTTCAATTAGCGTCAGTCAATAAACAATTCAATACTGCAAGTGAGAGTTTTCAAACTTCTTTTAGACTCACGCATAAAGGAGATCTTTTATTTTCTCGTGAGATAAACGCAGCGTCATCGAGTGACGTAATTATTAAGAACGACACCATATCAATCAAGAATCACTTTTTCCAAACTGGTGAAGAATTGACTTATGAGGCATTTGATGGCACACCTATTGGTATAGATCATGCTAGTCCAGGTATAGGTGCTGCAACAACTCTTCCATCATCAGTTTTTGTTATAAAAACATCGGAGAACACTTTCAAACTAGCTGCCACCAGAGACTTAGCAATATCTGCTGATAATATAGGATTTACTACTGTAGGTTTTGGTACAACACAGAGTTTTACAACACAAAAACCAGATACAAAGTGCATTGTCACCATAGACAATGTAGTACAATCACCTCTTCTATTGAATACTAACGTATCGACTACTTTGAAGACCACGATGTTCAATCGTGAGGCAAGATTTACTGATGTCAACAAGTTTAAGCAATATGACATCATAAAAATGGGTAATGAGATAATGCGAATACAAGTTATTGGGTTTGGTACGCAGACAGATAATGTTTTGGTTGATCGTGCATGGATGGGAACACAGGAAGAAGCACACTTAGTAAATGATCCAGTAAATTTGGTGCGGGGAGATTATAATATCAGAAAAAACAAAATACATTTTGCAGATACGCCTTTTGGGGGAACTAGACAAAATATTGGAATACAATCAAGTGCGGTCAATGTGTCTGCAAGTAGATTTTCAGCATTGACTGAGATATTCAGCACTGGTACACAAATAAAACTCAGATCAAG